AGATGGGGCTTCGATCAGGATTGTCCACTTGGGAGTTTCCCTGAGTTCACACAGTTTGCATCGGTCCATTTCTGAACCGTGGCCCTACCATTTAAGGCGTGATGTCCGTAATGACGTCAGATACGTCTTCGGCTAGGCCCACCTGGTCGTATGTGCCAAATGTAGGCATTATTTTTCGTCCTCTTCTTGACGTTAGTTGGGATTGTTATTGCTCCCAGCGCGACAGAAGAACGTCTGCTACATCGTCCACATCTCGTGATTGTCTGAGCATCTCGCGCTGCTTGGCAGTAGCGGTTGCTTTCTTGGCTGCTTCAGAAGGCGGCGATTTCTTTGATCGCAGGATCTTCTTTTTCTCTGCAGTTTTCTTTTTCACTGTGGCGACTTTTTTACCTTGGTCGTACAAGCGAGCCTTGTTGAGAATTTGAATTACAACAGGATCGACATATTGATTGACCTGGTCTTCGGGTAATCCTTCGGATATGGCGTATGACCTGATGTCGTTGTACATCTGGTTTGACCATTCGGGGATTTCGTCTCTCAGGACCTTTACGCACTCTTTTGCGGCTTCTTGCATCGCTGCTTGCTGCTGAGTGTGTAGGTCGTTGAAATACAGATCCGCTTCTTCCTCTAGGAACTGCAAATCTTGGAAGGCTTCCTGAGCTTCCTTGCGGAGCTGAGCAAAATCTTCCGTAGACATGCTTTTGGATGCCACGAGCATATCAACGTCTTGATACGGCTTAGCACGTTCCCGAGCTTGTTTAAGAAGCTTATCGAAGACAACTTGGCTTTTTGTAATAGCATCGTCAGCTTCTTTACGCTTGGTAGCGACTTCTTGAGACTTACGAGTGAGGCTAGCTTCCTGTCCTGCCAATCTTTTAAGGCTTTTGATCGATGCCCGACGCGTTTCACCATCGACGAGATATTCGACTTCAGCGTCATCATCGATAACTGCAACGTCATCTTCAGTTTCGTCCTCTGTCTCATTATCTTCATCTTCCGGCTCTTCGTCCTCTTCGGGGTCGTCTTCGACCTCTTCCAGTTCGTCAGTTGGTTCTTCCTCTTCGTCTTCGGAAATGAGCGTCTCTTGTTCCTCGGTTTCCGAAGCTGCCTCTTCGACTTCGTCTTCTGATGGCTGAGTTTCCTCAGCGTCTTCCCAACGTGCCAAGATGGCATCTTCCGCATCGTCCAAATTCAGGACACGCGGACCTTGGTTGTTATTTGAGGTGTTTGTTTGGACGTTATCCATGGTCCTTATTCATCCTCTTGATTGTTGTTATCTGTATCGGCTTTGGCGAGTATCTCGTCTCTTACAGCAACCCGCTGTTGTAGGGTCTGGACGATGTCAACTAATGCTCGATAGTGGTGATAGGCTTGTTCTCGTTTCTCGAGTTCGCCTTGAGCTGTATTGGTGAAAGCATTGAATGTGGCGTTCACCAGGTCATTTACAGTCTCATTGAAAATATCGCTGGCCAGCAGCGTTTCCGCTGCCGTGCCTTTAGCGATCAAATGATCTTGGTTTTCCAAGTGTCATCTCTCCTTGTTAATGGTTGTGTGATTATCCGGTCGGGCTTGCGATCCCTCGGACATCAGTGGTGTTCTTTTTGAGAACCTCCAGCTCGCCCTCATCAATACGCACTTTGTGCTGATGCTGAGCTTCTTTGAGGTCCATATTGTCGGATTGAAGTGCGTGTTGTGCCTCTGCCTTAATGCGATCGATCTCGATCTTCGCAGCGGCAACTTGGGCATCTGTCTGCGCTCGCATTTCTGCAACCGCTGTTTGACGCTCCTGCAGCTCCAATTGCTTTGCAGCCATCTGTGTTTGCATTTCTGCAGCAGGGTCAGGCTGTGGAGGTGGTAACTGTTCTGGTGGTGTAAGGTATTCCTCGACATTGAGGATGCCTTGTTGTTCCAGGATAGTTTTGAGCATGGCGTATCTATTGCCGATGCCATAAAGCGGCTGGATGCCTGGGTCTTGAGAAAACAGGCTGTGTAGTGCCAGCATCTTCTGTGCTTCGCGGTCCTGCTCGCCATAGCCGAGCTTCAGCTCCACCATAACGTCACGCTTTTCTTTCCATTTGCGTGGGTCGATGCGGACGTATGAACCTGCAAGGTCCACGACCTTCTCCTGATTTTCGTTTTCGACAACCAGGCGATAGATTTCGTGGAACAACGGCTTCACAAATTGATTGGCGAAGTTTCGTGCTATTACCTTCTGCCGCTGCTGGGACATTGTCGCCAGCTGCTCGACCATAGCTGCACTGTTTTGTTTGCTGATTGCGTCTTTGTTCAAGCCTTGGCTAAGACGGCTAACGCCAGTGTTATCTTCTAGATCCTGGTCCAGCTGCTGTATCGTTTGGAAAATGAACGGATTGAGCGGTGCCTGGGGCATCGGAGATATGGCGTCTGGTCTCGAGACATTGACTAGGCCACCGACCCTGTTGTCGATCAGTTCGCGTGGGTTTGTAAGCCCACCTTTGACCACCATGTATCTTGGGTTGTTGGTGATCATAGCGTGATCGAGGATAGAGCGAGTTAGAACAGTTTGAGCGTTCTGAGTAGCGCACAGTTTCTCCGCAAAGTTGGAACCGTAAAATGCGTGTGGGATTGGTAGCGGACAGAAAGTTACAAACGGACGGCGCTGAACTTCCTCGACATCGAGAAGCGCGTTTCCAGCTTTGATAACCTTATGAAGCGTTGCTACGCCTGTGCCATCACGGTCCATCATGATGTAAGCTTCGTAACAAAGAACGATGCGAACTTGGTCCTGATAACCGTGTGAGCCAAATCCTCTGTTCATGCCAACGCCTTCATGACGCGCTAGCAACTCCGGATCGGACTGCAATTCGATATCTTCCGAACTGCCTACCTCGGACAGGTCAGCGTCAGGAAACATTTCTTGGAGTTCGCTGATAGTCTTCCTGGTTCTGTGAGCACAAAAATTAACATCATCAAGTGAGGTTGCTTGCGCTTCTATGATGAACTCTTCAGGAGGGATGCTTTCTACGATTACCTGGGAGGTATCTCTCGTAATGCCAATCGTGCCTGACACCAGCCCGATGCTGTTTGTCTCACTGTCTATAAGCTCGATGTCATCTTCAGCCAGAACCATGTCTAGCTCGTCCTGCGTGAGGTCCTCAAACTCTTCTTGATCGACTTCTTCACTCTGATGCCAAAATACTTTGGCAACCCCAACCCGAGCCATAAGGCCATCGTGCAGAACGGATTGGAACAAGCCGAAGCCGTCGTTTTGACGGAACAACACATAATCGGTGTAAGCGGAACAGACAGCTGCTGTCTGCACATCTTCTGGGCCTTGTGGCGCAAAACGCACAATCCGGTTACCTGCGGCAAATGTCTCAAGCAGTGCAGCCTTCATACTTTCCACAGCATTGTAGACTGTCTGGTTGATGTATTTGCTGTTGCCGTCATGGGCGGGTCTAGGGAGCTTTGCCTGGTAGTATTCCTGAACCTTTTTCCGCTCTCTCGACAACTCACTATCGTAATAACCGACCGAGGTTTTGATGTTGTCCTCGACCAGCTTCACGATCTCGCTGTCGTTTAGCTTTCGATATTCTTTTTTCATGTGGTCATACCATCTCTATGTACAGTTCAGCTGGGCTTTCAATCGGCTCCCATGCTCCCTCGTGGACGTGGTTGGCGAGTGCCAGGGACATGACGCAGTCGTCAAAGCAGTTAGCTTCGGCCTCCATCGCGCCTGATTCGGTCACGATGTAAGTCATCATTTCCCTAATTGTTGTCTTGTCATTCAGTTCCAGCTCACCCTCGCGCATCGCAGCGCGGAGCTGGTCGATAACCAGCGGCTTGGTTTTTGCTGTTGTGGTAAATCCGAGTTTGATTGTTTCTCGGTCGGTTAGTTTGTCGACTTGGACTTCCGTGTAAGCGTTACCGTAAGCCATGTCTTTCATCAGCCTGGTTACGGTCAAGATACCGTGTGAGTTGTTCTCGCAGATGATGAAAGCTTCGTTGTAAAATTGCCCGAGAGCGAACAAGATTTCGGCAAAGTAATCCGGATGGACTTGTCCTCTCCATACAGCAACCTGTCTTTTTTTGCTGTCGAGCACCTGCGCAACGGAGTAGTCACCGTTCCTGACGCCCATAGCCACATCGGCCCCGATAACATAGGCTTCTCCTGGGTCATGATTGAGGTAAGTCGTCAGCTCCCCTCGCCTGTTATGAACGAAATCGTCACCTTCAAGAGCCAATCGCTCTTTGGGGTCACGAGCTGTCTCGAGGCATTTCTGAAGCTGCTCTGGATTAAATACTGGGCGGCCTGTTGTTAAAAACGCCTCTTCAGGCTCTGCAGGATATTCTTGCTTGAACAGGTCAATACCGTTTTGCGCTATTTTCCTACGCCTGAACATGAGCTGCTCGTTATCGAGGTTGTATTTCTCGACCAACTCATCTTCTTCTGGCGTCCTGTCAAAACTGCCTGTTACTGGCTCGCGATAGTTGGGGTCAGTGAACCAAGGAATGAACACAGGCACAAAACCGTTTGTTCCCTCCACGGCACCTTTCCAAAGCTCGTGATAAATTCCAGTCACACCATTGGCGGTGCTCTCGACAAAAATTGCTGTTCCTTTGGTGTTTGGGACTGCTTGCGTCAGGCCATTCCAAATGTCTAATGCCGTTGATTTTGGCCAAAACGCCAGCTCAGAGGCATGTACATGAGTAAGCGTTTCGCCGCGACCAACGCTGTCACCACCTGCGGTTGCAACTACATAGCTGCTATCCAGAACGTCGAAGCTAAGCTCCTTCCTGGATGAATATTTGGTGTGTGGTTTCAGTATCTCAGGACAATTGGTGTGATAACGCTTTGTCAGGTCAAATAGCGCCCTGGTGCTGTCCGCATGGTGCGTGATGACCATTGCTTTGCAAGCTTTGCGCTGACTTACCTGGTGGTAAAGATAACCGCCACAATATGT